AGAAACGGTCTAAATAGGCTGATTCAAGGCATTTACGGGAGAAAAAATCGGCTCAAACATGAAGAAATGAAATGACTGAGTCAGCCGAGAAGAATTTCCCCGCTTATTCGCACCTTCCAGAGATGCGTGAGGTTTACCGGGATATTATTTTCGGTGCACCTGATGGCGAACTACCCGAAGGTTTTGAATTTGTGAAGCCGGAAGGTCAGGAGGTGCTGCTGTGAAAACACCGTCTGTATCCACGATTTCCGGGGCTGCAATTGGGCGCTGGCCTTATATCCTGTCAGCATTAGGTATCAAAGTACCGTCCGCAGGACATCATGGGGCTTGCCCTGCCTGTGGTGGCAAAGATCGCTTTCGGCTGGACGATAAAGCGGGGCGTGGGACGTGGTTTTGTAATCAGTGCGGTCATGGCGATGGTCTTGATCTGGTTCGTCTGGTGACAGGAAGAAAGATAAAAGAAGTCGCCGGGATGGTATCTGAGACGCTTGCATTACCAGAAATACAGGAGAAGCCCGCTTTGCCCGCCAGGAAAAAGGCCGCAGGAAAAGAAGCGGGCGCGGAGCGATATACCAGACTCAGACAGCAGTCCTGCAATGGTGAACCGGTTTATCTGACAAACAAGGGCTTACACGGGTATTCACTTCCCTTGCTGTCACAGCCTTTGAATCTGGCCGGAATAACATTTTCCTCCGGTTCATTACTGCTGCCGTTGACGGATATTTCCGGGAATATTACTGGTGGCCAGCTTATCAATCCTGACGGGGATAAAAGTCTGCTGCCCGGTAGCCAGCTGTCTGGCGCATTCATTGCCCTGACCGATATACCCGCTGAAACACCTGAACAGGTGATTATCACTGAGGGTTTTGCCACGGCGCTTACCGTCAGTCTGCTGACTGAAGGATGGATCGTGGCGGCTGTTGCTGCCACCAATTTACTGAAGGTGACGGAGCAGATCCGGAAACGCTGGCCGGAAACCCGGATCATTCTGGCTGGCGATAATGATCTGGCTGACGGGAAAGAAAACACCGGGCGTATTCAGGCAGAGAAAGCCGCCAAAGCGGTGGATGGCTGGGTAACGCTCCCTCCGGTACGCCATAAGGCTGACTGGGATGATTATCGGCAGGAAGTAGGGAAAGAACGGGCGAGAGATGCCTTTCGGGAAGAAATGACGCTGCATGGTAAAGGGCAGACCCGTTTACCAGAAGGGTTCCGGCTCACAAAAGAATATTTGTGGTACGACAAGCTTGTTAATAAGTCTGATGGCGATACGGAGATACGTAATATTAAAATTTGCAGTCCGTTGCGGGTGACGGCAATCACCAGTGATGCTGATGGGAGTAATTACGGGCGTTTGCTGGAATGGGAAGATACCAACGGAAACAGCCGTAAATGGGCAATGCCGATGGAGATGCTGGGTGGCAGCGGGGAAGAGCTGCGCCGCGTTCTGTTGGTTAACGGACTTTCGTACATCAACATTAACGGCATGGCCAGAGCATTCCTGATGGAATATATCTCGCTGTGTAAACCGGACAGAAAAGTAACCTGTGTGAATAAAACGGGCTGGCACGGCGGGGTTTACGTTCTCCAGGATGAAGTGATAGGGCGCGAAGCCCAGTCAGTCATCTTACAAACATCGAGTGTGCAGGGGCGTGATTTTCGTGTCAGCGGCACATCAGAGGACTGGCGTGAAAATATAGGCCGTTACTGCATAAAGAATGCCCGTCTTGCCTTTGCGGTGAGTCTGGCATTTGCTGCCCCCCTTCTGAAACTGGTTGGTATCGGCGGTGGAGGTTATCACCTCAAAGGGGAATCAACAGACGGTAAAACCACTACGATGAAAGTGGCTGCATCAGTATGTGGTGGAACAGATTTCTGGCATACGTGGCGGGCGACGGGGAATGCATTAGAAGGAACGGCGAGCCGCCGCAATGATGCCACGCTGATGCTCGATGAAATCCGGGAGGTTGACGGCAGGGAGGCGGGGAATATCGCTTATATGCTGGCTAACGGGCAGGGCAAAGCCAGAGCCAGAACAGATGGTTCGGTAAGGGAAACCAACCGCTGGAATCTGTTGTTTCTGTCCACCGGGGAACTGTCACTGGTGGAACATGCGGCAAGCGCCGGGGAACGTACGTATGCCGGGGTTGAGGTCAGAATGATCCAGATCCCAAGCGATTCGGGCAAATATGGCGTGTTTGAAGAACTTCATGGCTTCAGTAGCGGGAAAACCCTGGCTGAGCATCTTGAGCAGCACGTAGCGCATTATCATGGCGCACCATTCCGCGACTGGCTGCATTGCCTGACCGCTGATCTGCCGGAACTGACCAGCCAGGCGAAAGCCTTATTGAAAGAGTACACCCGAAGGCTGACGCCGGAAAATGCCGGGAATCAGGTTGGCCGGGCTGTTACCCGTTTTGCTCTGGTTGCTATGGCCGGGGAACTGGCCACAAAAGCGGGCATCACAGGATGGCCGGAAGGAGAAGCTTTTCGTGCCGCTCAAAGCTGTCTGGCTGCATGGATGGCTGACCGGGGTCATACAGCTAATCAGGAAGATAAAGCGGCACTTGAGCAGGTACGGGACTTTATGACGCGCAATCAGTTCAGTCGGTTTGCTGACTGGAATGACGACAGGAACCGGCCTGTTTCAATGATGGGATTTAGAAAAGTCGATAAAGGAGACAACGTGACAGAGCCGGTTGTGACGTTCTACGTTCTCCCGTCAGGCTGGAAGGAGATCTGTAAGGGATTTGACTCGCGTAAGGTGGCCAGGTTGTGTGTGGACGCGGGCTGGCTGAAACCCGGTGAAGATGGCCGGACGCAAAACAGCATTCGCCTGCCAGAAATAGGGCTTAAACGTGTGTACCAGTTCAATACACAGGTACTGGGAAGCGCTGAACCTGAGTAATTATCGCGCGAGTCTTATTTTTATGAGGTAACACTGGTAACAGAGGTAACACCCGTTACTGATGCGGTTCTTCAGTGTTACCAGTCAAAAATACTGACTGGTAACACTGGTAACAAAAAATGGTGTGTTACCACGCGTTACCTCTTGATTATGCTGACTGGTAACATATTAAATCCTTTTAAATCAATAGCGTTACACGTGTTACCAGTGTTACACGTTCAGAACAAAAGGTAGGGATCCAAATCCCTTCTTCTGGCGGGCAACAGTATAGGGCACAGAACGATGAAGATGATGAGAATGTACTGCCCCACATGTCAGGCAGTAGCGCGGATAGGTAAAACTAACAGGAAACACCCACAACTGTACGATGTGTACTGCTATTGCTCTAATGTGGAGTGCGGTCACTCGTTTGTGATGAATGTTGCTTTCTCCCATTCCGTTAGTCCAAGCGCGCTGAACGGGCAGGGGAGGGTTAAAGAGCTAATTGATGCAATTCCACCCGAGGAGCGGGAAAAGGCTTTAAAGTTGCTGCTGGCTGCGCAAAAGAATGGGTAAAGTATGCGCCGGGAATGGCCGATCCGTTCCCGGAACCTGAACACGGGATTTCAGTTTATACGGACATAAAATTATTATTTTTCAACTTGTTATGTTTTTCATGTTTCACAAACCTTCATAAAATTACACACCTAAAATTAATTATCCATTTAATATCATAGAGTTGCGTATTCAGGCCATAGATACTACGGACAGTAAAACTGAAAAAAGCTGAATTTCTTTTCATTCTTTTCAGTTCCTGTCTCGCAGAGCATCCCCAGCACGGGCGCGGGCTGGCGATATCGTTTGTAAAAAATCACAACTGAAAAATTTTAGTGATATGAAAACCGCAGGCGGGTGCGGTGTAGTGCGATTTTGGTGAGAATGCAGATTTGATTGCGTGCCTGAACGGTGTAATATAGGGTTAAGCAATAATACCTATACTTCTACCATTTTATTATTAAGGATAGGGATGTCGTACTTATATAAATATAGAGCGATGAATAAATATCATCTCTCTGCACTGAAAGACAATGAGATATGGTTCTCGTTGGGTAGTAAATTTAATGATCCTTTTGACTGCACTCTGAATGCACCTGTCAATATTATGACAGGTGCTTCTATGTTAGAGTTTATTAAGCTGAGGACATCTGCTTATAAATTATTGGAACTAGGCGCCATTACTCATGATAATATTAACAATCTGGCGTTGAAATATATTAATAATACACAGAAATTAGTTGATGAAGGTCGGATGGATGAACATCCTTTATCAGCTATTCTTAATATAGTTCTGGCTTCTTTACAGCGTAGTTTCGTATGTTGCTTCTCAAAAAATGCGACCAATCCATTGTTGTGGTCACATTATGCTGATAGCCACGCAGGATTTTGTATAAGATTTAAAAAAGATAATTTAGTCAAGAGCTTAAAGCCACGGTTGATTGGTGATGTTGTTTACAGTGATGCGCCTGTAGATTTATTTTCTGCATTTAATGATACGATAAATGTTGCATCAGATATTATATACAGAAAATCATTGTGCTGGAAATATGAGGATGAAGTTAGACTGATTCATAATGATATTTCTGAAGGCGAGGAAGACTTCTACAAGGTTGGATCTTATTCAAAAGATTCAGTTGATTGTATAATACTCGGTTATAACTTTGACATGTCCCGTTTGGATGAGCTAAAATCAATAGTTAATTCAACGGGTGTGTTATATAAGAAGATAGAGAGAAGCCGAGATAGCTATAAACTTTTCGTTTCGCCAGAAAGATTATGAATAGAGTGGTGAATTATGAATTTTGACATGGATAAATATACGGCGTGTGTTTTGGATGTTGTAAATAAAATACCTTTTATTTTTCCGAAAGTACTCTCTATTAATGCTAAAGATTTTCACTCCAAAAGTGATTACATCGCAGAGAAACAAGCGAGTCGCCAAAATATATATTATGTTTCATTATTCGAGCCTCCATTCAATTGGGGGGGGATATCATTTTCCATGCTTATGGATAGCGAAGAATTAACAAAACTTCAAAAATGGAAAGAGAAACGTTCACGATTTACCCCCACAGGAAGAGAACTTCATATACAACCAAAGTCATTTGATCAAGAAAATGGCTGGGTTAATATTGGTCTGTTGAGGATAAATAAAAAGAGTATTACGGATGATTTGCGGCCAATATATATAGAGAGTGTTTTTTTTGATGGGGTTTATATAACATTAACGAAATATTCTACTGGTTTGGCTTTTGTGACATTTTACATTCATCTAAATAACTCTACAACTAGGAATGTTTCGGCAGTCTCGGTCCCTAAGATAAAATACTTTGTGCAACTTTCTCACCTGAATATTTATTCAAAAAAAAGCTCTAGCATAATTATAAAAGATTACTGGCATCATTCAGAAGATATTTTGATGTCCAACATCAACCAGATACAAAAATCAGCAGTAGAACTACTCACATTGCTGATGAAAGAAATGAAAATAAATAAAAAAGATGATGAGTTGTGTTGTTTTTATGATGTGGAAATTGTACAGGACTATCCTTATTTTGATGTTGAACCACGAAATTTGAGTAAACATCATATACATTTATCTCGGCGTAAAAAATTTAGTAACGCAGAACTTAGTAAAGATAAGTTTAAATCTTTTATTGGCAAGTCCAATCACAGAATAAAGGGAGTTGACTGGATTTATTTGCGGGTTAAACCAAGAGAGCTTTCTAGATCAGAAAAAGGACGCGAGAAGATATATCTTTCTAATTCCGGTACTCATTTATCGATAGCGCCATTTTTTCTCATGAATAACAAGATTGATAAAATCAGTGGTTATTTAAATGAATTAAAATTGCATAACAAAAAACAGCGTCTTGAGTCAATGCATAAAAATTTGTATGCAATATCCTATGAATTAAAGATGATCTCTGCTTGGTTGCTTTCAGCAAATGAAAGTAAGACTTTTCATGTTCCGGCAGAGTACTTGAAAACTGCCTCTAAAATAATTAATCATAATATAAAACGTGTCAAGAAGTTGAACGAAATAGTTAGTGATATATATTCTCTATCAGAAAACAGAATCCAGATTAAAAATATAGTTTATAATAAAAGATATACTGCCGTGGTGTTCATACTGGTCATTATCCAAATTATACTTGCAGCAATGACCATTGATTTTAATAAGCAGGATGCATGGTATTACCCAATGGTGGATCTTGTTCGGAATTATCTAAAATAAATCTTATTATTCCATTAGCAAGTAACTAATGTGTAATCACTGTACCATTGAATCATTTTTCTTCGTTGCTCTAGGTATTGCGCATGGTTGTAAGTCCCGCGGATTAAGTTCTTATCAACATGCGCAAGCTGCATCTCAATCCATGCGCTTTCGAAACCATGCTCATGCAAAATAGTGCTCATGGTATGTCTAAAACCGTGGCCCGTTAAGCGGCCATGATAGCCAAGTAGCTTTATCACTTTGTTGATACTCGCTTCACTCATCGGTTTCCGGACATCATTGCGGCCAGGGAAAACGAGGCTGTAGTTACCAGTAATTACTTGTAGTTTTTTCAGGATGCTGACCGCATGAGTTGATAGCGGAACCAAATGAGGGCGGCGTTTTTTCATTCGCTCTTTGGGGATCTCCCACAAGGCATTTTCTAAATCAAATTCCCCCCATTCTGCGGCACGCAGTTCAATTGTACGTACTCCTGTCAGCATTAGTAGCTGTGTTGCGTATTTGGTCACTAAACTGCCTTGATAGTTCTCTAGAGCGCTAACGAAAGCAGGTAGCTCACTTTCAGTGAGGAAAGGGAAATGCTGCTTTTTCGGTTTGTTGAGTGCGATCGCCAAATCAGGAGCAAAGTTATATTTCGCCCGTCCGGTAGCGACTGCATAACGTAAAACTTCACCGCAACGGCGGCGGATCTTACTGGTTTGCTCCAAAGCACCCCTTTTCTCAATCTTTTGCAGAACGGTAAGCAGCTCCAGCGGTTCAATCTGTTCGATTGGACGTTGGCCGATAAAAGGGAAAATGTCCTTTTCCATGCAATTGAGAACTTCTTTTGCGTACCCTTCTGACCACGTGGCTTTTTTTGAACCATGCCATTCCCTTGCTACAGATTCAAAGCTGTTCTCATGTGCAAACTGCAACGCAATTTTTTCAGCCTTTCTGGCCTCGCTAGGGTTGATCCCTTTGGCCAACATCGAACGAGCTTCATCACGTTTAGCACGGGCTTGTGCAAGCGATACATCGCCGTATACGCCGAAGGAAATCATCTTGGGCTTTCCTGCAAAGCGGTAACGATAGCGCCAACCTTTACTGCCAGTGGTGTCAATAAGTAGTGATAACCCCATACCATCGTTCAATGTGTAGGGCTTATCCTTTGGTTTTGCGCGTTTTATTTGGATGTCAGATAGCAGCATGTGTATAGAAAAAAGATCGAACTCAGTTATACACAATCTTATACGCAAAAATGTATAGATTCCATTAGAAGTAATGGCACCTTATTGGACGAGTGATATTAGTTATTGGATTTTAAATCAGTAAGTTATGGAATATCTTAAACTTACTGAGAGGTGATAATGGTGTCCCCTGCAGGAATCGAACCTGCAACTAGCCCTTAGGAGGGGCTCGTTATATCCATTTAACTAAGGGGACGTATATCTAACTGATTTTCAAGCGTTCAGCTTGGGTCGCATGTTATCCTATCATTCCCCGTATCATCAAGCATTTCATTCCTTTTATTTCCTATCCTTTCTTATCTTTCCGTTTAGAAAATCACTTCGTTCACTTGCCATTGCGTACAGATTGAGTACAGAATGCTGAAATTCAGTGTGTACAGGATACAGAGCCGTGGCCCTTAGTGATACCAAACTTCGCAGCATCAATGCTAAGCCCTACAGCGGCGCACCCGAAGTCACAGATGGTGACGGTCTGAGTGTACGCATAACCCCGACAGGTACGATTACGTTTCAACACCGCTACCGTTGGAACGGTAAGCCAGTGCGCCTTACTGTAGGACGCTATCCGGCAATGTCTCTGAAAGATGCTCGTGTCATCGTGGGTGAGATGCGCGAATTGTACCTCAAGGGACTAAACCCTAAAAATTATTTTGCTAAAGAAGATGGTGAGCTAACACTAAAAGAGTGTCTGGATCAGTGGTGGAGCAAGTATGTTGAAACTCTGAAACCAAATACACAAACGTTGTACAAGTCTGTTGTGTACAACACCATGTACACAGAATTTCCAGATGCACCGGTAGTAAATATTCCTGTTTCAGCCTGGGTAAGGTTCTTCGACAAGCAGGAAAAGGAAAACGGGAAAAAGGCCAGAGTGCTGCTTCTCCAGCTCCGTTCCGTAATGAACTGGTGTATAAGCCGACAGTTGATCGCTTCATGCGAAGTATTGAAGCTCAGCGTTAAGAACATAGGAAAGAAACCTGATGTTGGTAGCCGGGTTCTCACCTATACCGAGTTGGCAAAAATATGGTTAGCGCTGGAAAACAACAAAATCGTTTCCTCTAACAAGGTACTTCATCAGCTTCTGTTGCTTTGGGGGGCAAGGTTGTCAGAACTTCGCCTGGCTACCGCCAGCGAGTTCAATATGGATGATTTGATTTGGACAACGCCAGCAGAACATTCCAAGATGGGAAACGTGATTCGTCGGCCTGTGTTTGACCAGGCAAAGCCTTATGTTGATAGGCTACTAAATGCAGGAAATGATGTACTGTTCCCAGGCCAAGAATTGGACAAACCTATAGATCGTTCGTCAGCAAATCTCTACATGAAAAAGTTGAGGGATAAGATTGATATTCCGGAGTGGCGAACGCACGACTTCAGGCGCTCTCTGGTAACGAATTTGTCAGGGGAGGGGGTTATGCCCCATGTTACCGAAAAGATGCTGGGGCATGAGCTTGGGGGAGTTATGGCAGTTTATAACAAACACGATTGGCTGGTGGAGCAGAAAGAAGCATATGAGCTTTATGCCGAGAAGCTTATGTGGCATGTTAAACACTTGGCTGATTGATTTTTTTACTTGTTCAATCTGGTTATATATTTAAATAATGGAGTGCGAATATGTACTTAATGCCAGGCGATGAACTTGAAATAGGTGATATAATATTAACTTCAGAAAATACCGCAGTGAGCAAGACGGTTAGGTTTGCTACGCAAAGTGAATTTTCACATGCAATGCTGTACGTTGGTGATCATAGTTACATTCACTCGGATGCAAATGGGGTACACTCTGGTAATTTACAACGTCTTTTGTTTCCGTCTAAGGAAAACGTGGCTATTGTAAGGGTGAATTGTAACCGAAGTGAAAAGGAAAAGGCTTGTGATTTTGCTAGATCTAAAATTGGAACAAGTTACTCTGTAAAAGAAGCAGTTAATGCAAAGTTAAAAATACCCAAAAAAGCAAAAGAAAATCGGCAGTATTGTTCAAGACTTGTAGTCCAGTCATATGATTTCGCTGATGTTTCTCTCGTTAAAAATATTAATTATTGTACCCCGCAAGATATAATTGAATCTGAGAAAGTATCCTACACTACAATTGTTGCTAGAATGGCAACGAAACAAGAGATTAAGTTCGCAAACGAAAGAAATCCGATTCAAAGGCAAACGGAAATAACTAATTCTATATTGCAAAGCGTCAGGTGTATAACGGGGAAAGATATCCAAACCCTAGAGCAGGTAATTGAGTACGTTATTTTATTTCCGAATAATGATGAAAGTATATCTAAGGTGTTTAAGGATTCTGGCTATTTAGATATGTGGAAGTATGAGGTTGAAAAAAACTCATGGCGATACGATGCTATTGGCTTTTTAAAATTCAATATACCACCAAGCCAGTTGATCGACCTTGCTTCTCGTGAGTTGCAAATGGGGAGGAATAGACTTGTTAGATATCAGGCTAATTATATGCAGTATTTGCATTTGAATAAAATTCACGGTGGTGAATGTCTTGGTGAGCATGTGAAACTGTATGAGAATTTAGTAAGAAACACAAAGGATAATATAAAAGCGGCCAGCTGTGTACTGGCCATTTTATCTGAAAAACAGATGCAGGAATAATTAGATGCCCTGATTTTTATCATACACACCGATTTACTCCACCTTCTTCAATCCAACGTGTAACAGCCTTTCGACTGTAACGCGTTGGATATGTCAAAACAGGCATAGGGAAACCATGGTCTTTACGTAAACGCCATACAGCGGTTTTCTTTTTACCAAGCAGGTTAAATACTTCCTGCTCTTCCATAAAATCGGTAGTAGTCATGAGTACCTCATCAAAAATTACCGTTAAAAATACATGTTTTACATCCGCCGCGAGCACCTTCATAACAGGTATCGCAACGATCTACTTTTTTCGCTCTAACACACGCTGGTGAGATGTTTTTATGTGTTGACGAGGTTCTCCGTCTTTCGGCTCAGGCCATTCGCGTTGCTTGTTTACTACGAGCTTTTTTACCATCGCCTGGGTAATCTGCTCGTCACTGATACCGGCACGACGTTGCGCATCCCATAACAGGAATTGCATGTCAGCCCATTCGCTAAGGTCGCCGGGTTCAGCAGCAGCCTCGAGCGCTTCTTTGGAAAGGTGCTTCAGCGGACCAACTGGGCCGACATCGCCGAAAGTAGCCAGTGACCATGCTGCATGTTCACGGCGTACTTGCTCACGGGCCATCGACTCCAGAACCCCATTAAACACTTTCACAGCATCAGCCATTGCATAGACGAGATTTCCGCCGTCGCTTTGTGCTGCTGCTTTGCTGAGTATTTCGCGTATCTGGTGCAGGCGATCGAGTGATACAGGACCGTTCGCCGGGTGGTTGTTAGTTGTCATGGGTTAGTCCTCTACCTTGTTTCCGCAATGCGGGCAGTAATTGAACTTACGGGCGAATCCAGGATGCGGAACGGCAAAGCGTTTGGTTTTCTCGTTCCAGTCAGCAATTACGATTTCAAAATTTGCGACCGCATTAGCCCAGTCACCGGAAAGAACTGGCTGCGATCCAATCAGGCCGACAATACAGCGATTACATTTTTCCACTGACTCACTCCCCCTTCACGCCAATGCCAGCGGTGCTCTCAAGTAATTCGTCAGCGGCCTGAATTTCAGGATGTTCGTCATAATCAGGAAGATAGCGACGGGCTACAGCTGCAAGGCTGTTTAGCACCTTACGGTGTTCTGCTATGCGCTTCTCTGCGGATTCCAGTAACGCCTGTTTATCACGTAGCGACTCCTCCAGTTCAGCAACATGACATTCGCTATCAATGAGGTTGTTCTCTGCGGATTTCAGCTCATCCAGCAGCGCGTTAGCTTCATCCTCTTTCAGCACAACTGTGTCAAAGCTTTCAATCTGCTTTTTGATTTTGGCAATCAGCGCCTGTTTGTTGAGTGTTGTCATTGGGCTGCTCCAGTTCTAAGTTGAGCCATTCGCAAAGCTGATTCTGCGATGTTGTCTTCTTCGGTTTTCAACGGCTCCAAATCCACCTCGCCTTCCAGAGCGTTAATTACCCACTGACCGAATGGAGTGATATTGCGGATTCCATGAGGACCTTTGCCTGCCAGACCTATTTCAACAAGACGCGCCATCTCTTCAGCGCCAATGTCATATCCTTCGCCGTCTTCACATGTTTCATTGAAACGCATTAAGGCGTTGATATCTTGCTCCTGCAAGCGAGGCCAGTGACCCGCCGCCAGCTCCCTGCACTTGCTCTCGGCGTTAGTGAGCTGTACTGCCATGTCTGTGAGTTTTGCCCGCAATCTATCCTCACAATTATGTGAACCGCTCATACCGCGCCGCCATGAAAAACCACAGTCGCAATAAAAAACATTATCTTTTTCGGTTGCGTTCATTCCGTTTTCTCCCGATTGGCTTTTTCGACTTGCTCAATCCACAGCGGAGCCAGGGTTTCTTCTGCCTTTGCACGGCTACTGGCCGGTCCGTTTAGCTTCACGCTGTAATGGTTATACGGGCATCTGATGCCACCCCAAACCCAGCCAAGATGATTGGGTTTCAGCGAGTATTCGGGCATGTTTCCGCACTCAGGGCATCTTGGTAAATCAGACTGCTTCACGGCGACACTCCATCAGTAGTTGATTGAATTGAATTAGTCGTGCGTTACCACACCCATAAGGGAGATCATTAACGCGGTAAGTAGGGACACCGTTGCATATCCCTGACTTCACAACGCGACCAGTGGTATAAAGCTGAGATATTGCACCTGCTACAACAGGTGTCTTCTTGTGAAGCCCTCTGGCAATGTCGCCGGTGGTGGTGTTTGGATGATCCTGGATGTATTCAAAAACTGTCATCGTGCCGCCTCCCGCCTCGCCGTCTTATTAGCTCGAAGCATTTCTTTAGAACGACCGGAGATCACTGTCTTCATCAGGAAGAATCCGCGACGCTCTGCAATAACCCCCGGCGTACACATCAGAACCATATCAACGACGCGAACATGACGGCGAAACTCAAAAACGGTACTGGTGATGATGATGTTTGCCGCTGCACCTTTATCCTGGTATTCGATATTCATGAAATAACCCTCGCTATAAGTCGTGCCGTGGCGATGAAGCAATAGAACCCTGCGGTTAAACCAATTCCGGTAAGAGAAGAAAAGAGCAGGGTCCACATCACCAATTCAGAAACGTTTTTCATGAGATCACCCCATCAGCCTCGTGACGAAATTCCCGAAGAATAGAGATAATTTCAGCCTGCATTGCTGGTGGCACTTCAATGGTCAGCACTTCACCAGAGTCCTCAGCACATGAAGAAATAAGCTCAAGAAACTTTCTTGCTTTTCCGGCATTAAACTGAGGATTGGCGATGCTCTTGGTTATTTTTTTCTTACCTGCGGCTTCAGCTTTCTTCATCAGACGTGAAGCTTCGCGATCGGCATACACACCATGCTCGCGGGAGATACCGATGGCGATGGCATAATTCATGGAACCATCACGAACGAGTTTTTTGATATATGGAGTACATTCGTGAAGTTGAAGGTGTTGCAGAATATCGGACTCAGAACGTTTAACTTTTGCCGCTATTTCTGAAGGACTCCAGCCCTGATTCTGAAGGCGATGATATGCCGCGCCACGTTCAAGAGGAGTAAGCGCTAATCCTTGCGAGCTGGTTACCATGAAGGCGATCTTGTCGGCTTCACTACCGACGAAATCTTTGCATTCAAGGCGCACAATGTCGTGGCCCATTTCGATAGCAGCCAGCGCACCATGATAGCGGTGATGACCGTCGATAACCTTCACACCACGCTCGGTAACTTCCACGGCCAGCGGCGGGATATATTCACCGGCAATAAACGCATCGCGGAATTCTTCAACATGCGCCCGATTGAGTTCACGAACGTTGTAGCCTTCTTCGGCGTAAATTTTATCCAGCGGAACATTGTAGGTTTTGCGGGTAGTTAACCCGGCGTCTTTATCGTTATAGAGCTGGCCTAAACTGGGCATGGTTACTCCTTCATGTAGTGGGAGAGTGCTTTGCTATGCGCCCGCAGGGCAGGCGCATAAAACAACACACGGTGGGATTAAACAGAGCCTTCGTAGATAGGCAGGTCTTCGCCAAGCTGGCTTTCCATATCGGTGACGATCTCCTGGAATGCGTGCTCAACAACTTTCTTCGGCTCGATCAGCTCATACCAGAGGACTAACTGACCATCACGCAGGCGGTAGCGGATACGTGCATCGACCTGGTAAGGAGAGCCGTTGTGGAATGGTGAAATTGCCAGGCTGATTTTTTCCGGCATTTTGGTATTACCAGAACCTGATTTTTCATCGCTGAACTGGAACTGGCAGGTACCATCAGAAAGGCGTTTAACAGACTTAAACTCAGATTTGCGAGTCTCCTGGAATGCCAGAACCATTTCGAGTAGTTCAGTACCGGACGGGCCCTGGTATGAATCACTAACCGGCGCAACATTCTGAATATTGTTTTCCAGGAATTCAGCGAAGTTGATCTGGTCCATTTTGCTGCCATCGTTGGCAGTCCATGATTTCCATTCGTCCGAGAACGGACAGTCATAAACAGCTTTATGTGCAGCCCAGCTCGGATTGTCTGCGTTCTGGTGGAAATCCAGCACGGCGACAATGCGCGTTTTGGTTTTATCCGCAAAAACTACAGTACGTTCATCACGGAATCGCTGGATGTAAGCGATCAGAGAACCCGGAGAAATCAGGTTAGCGCTCTGACGAATGCGCGACGGAGCCAGTTGCAGACTTTCGAGGGATTTGACTTCAAAGCCATCGGGTACAACAACTGACGGAATGTCCGTCTCGGTCTTCAGAGTTGCAGAGACCAGATCACGAATGTCGAGCACGGCAGAGCCTTCAATTTGAGACATTGAATATTTCCTTATCAGATTGGAATGGTTTGTTTGGTGGGTATTACTGGGCCAGCTTGATAGGTGCTGTTTGTGGTGCAGGTTCGATAACCTTTAAATCAAGCTGTGTCTGCGCAGGATCGTCACGCAGTAGATCGCCATCGGCGGTTGCAAACATGATGGTATCAGCGCGGTCTAGTTCAGGAATGGTACGGGAGACCTTGGGCGTAACTTTCATGGTATTTTCATCACGGGTATTCAGCATGGCGCAATTGAGCGTCAGCGTAACCGCACCTTTCTTGCCAGTCTCGCGAACTGCTTTAATCACTTCGGCTAACGCTTCGGTTAGTTCAGCATCCAGAGTGCCTTTATTGATATAAGCCAGTTGCTGGCTGAATGGTGTGGTGTTCTTTGTTTCTGACATAGTTATCTCCAGTTATAAACGAGGATCGCCTTTCTGAGTGAGTAACCTGCATAACCAGCTACGCCGCCAGAAATTAGCGATTGTTTTTGGATTACGAACAGCCTGCACACCACGAGTGACGCGCATCAGGTCGCCGTAGTAAAAATTAACGTTACGGAAGGTCATATAAGTCACCATATGATTAGGTATCCGGCAGGAGTTGAACCCGCGCTGGGTAGGGAGTCCCAGCCGACACCGGAAGCGGACACATTGAATAAAAAGGGCGGCTATCTGTCAGAACATTATCTTCATCCTCCTGTGAGTTGGTTGAAGACCAGATAACCGCCAAGGCACAGCAACTATTAGAAATTAGTGATTAGCTCACTTTGGTGGTGCGGTGGCCGGTGCTGATCTTCGGCTTGTCTCTATGGACTGCAATTCACCACACCCCAAAGGGAACTATGTTTAGCTAATGAGACGCCTGTCTTTTCACCACTTCAGGCTCGGTGGTATCTTGGTTGCTCTCACATAGCCAAGAAGGTAAATTAAATGTCAGTGATTAATGATGATTATTTCCATTTGCTTCAGACAAAAATTGCTGAATTACATGACGTAGCAATGCAAGGAGTTATCAAGCCTGAGTATTACAAAGTCCAAAACAGAACCGTGCTTATATTCAGCCTTGAAGTTATTCTCGAAGAACATCGTAAAAAGTATGGACATTTAACCAATCCGCTAAAGGGAAAATCAGCACTTCATCATATGTTGCTAAGAAAATATAAATGGCCACTTTCCGAAATTAGGTCTTTAAGCCTTCAGGACTCTCTTTTTCTTCTCCAGGAAGAGTTGGCTTTAGAATCACTACCTGAACCAGCTCAGAAGGTTATTCAGATGTTCAGTGCGCACAGAGCTAAAGATTGTTTTGATGAGGTTCTTGAAGATGAGTGGGACCCTGAATTTTACTTAGAAGTTCCAGCGCCGAGGAACTGGTAAGTTCATCTATTCGTAGATTAACATCGGCCAGCGCTTGTTTGAGTAACTCACGTTCAGCGAGCGCTGCATCCAGCATTCTGGAAGCCGTAATTTTCTTTTTCATCCAGTCATAAATCTCTTTGGTGCTGTAGTCTTCAGCCACAATCATTGGTTCATTCTTTTGCATGATGGTCTCCGGGCAATCGTTATTTATAGCTCGTGGATTCAGCCCAGCCCCCTCATACAGAAGGGGCTGGAATAAATCATTTTGCGCTTGCACACTTCCCCTGCCAGTGTTCCCCATTCACGCACGAAAATTCGTGGCTAACCCTCACACCGACCGGATCGCACCCGGTGATACGTCGCATAAAGCGCAGGGGTCTAAACAGGTTTCATGTGCTGTTCCGACTTTGCTGATTGTTAAAGAGCGTGCCTGTCTTTTCACCACATCAGGCTCGGTGGTATCCTTCTAAGTCCCTACAACATCGAAGGAATTTCAAATGACAAGATCAGATGTCATATTGCGCTGCTTACTGAACTCTGGTTGCAGCCTTACCGAAGAAGACATTAAGGAGCGCATTAAGCTTGTTTTCGCCGAGACATATCCGAGAGAAAAATACTCAAAATGGGATATGGAAATTAACGACGAAACAGGAAAGCAAATAATCAAAACCGTTGGTCGCGCCTCACAGATCAGAGTTGATTTGTTCATCCGGGACTTGTGGGATATCCACTGAGCCGATAAAACTAAACCCGTGCCCATTGATAGTGCGGCCACTTTTATTTGCTTCTCGTTCGAGGCTCTCCCGATCACCAAGGAGGGCTTTGATAACTCCTTCCAGGAACAACAGATAGTCTGCTGCTACGGCAGTCTTTGTATTGAGTAGCGCAAGCGGAGCGCCATTCACCTGAACTTCAATTGTTCGTCCTGTCTCTTTCTTCTGCATCACCGCCTCCATAAGCATCTAAACTACTGCTACGAATCATCCCGGTCTTCATATGCCCCGGGCGGCTACTTCGTGGGCGTCCTGCCTGTTCGCTGTTGTTGATAGTGAGTTTAATCTTTCAAACAAAACTGTCAATAGAATTGTTTAAATAATGAAACTAAATGGAATGGGACGAAAAAAAACCAGCACGAGGCTGGTTTGTCAGGAGGGGAGTTTTAAATGTTTAAAGCAAATCCATTTCTACGCGCACGCAGACACCAACGATCTCACAGGTAGAGTCTATCTGCATGGGTTGAAAAGCTGGGTTTAATGGCATTAAGTAGATGTTTGGACCATCAATAGCTAATTTCTTGACTGTAGTTTCATTGGTTCCATTAATGCGTGCGACAACGATTCTTCCATTCGTAGCTTCTACTTCAGGATCAACTATGACAATCGAACCATCAGGTAGCGAAATTCCACTGCCAGAAGGCGCAGACATAGAATCGCCTGATACTCGTAAGGAGAATGAATAAGGAGAAACCTTTGCGGTAGTCTCGATCCATTGAGTAACATCATCCCAATTCCCTTGAATCATTTCTCTCCAGTTACCTGCCTGTACTGATGAAATTAAAGGAACACGCCGCCGCAGGTCAGGGCCTGGTTCCGCATTTCCTGTTGTCTCTTCAATCAAACCGCCTTCAGTTAGCCAGCGTTCGCTTACACCGAGAACACCCGCCAGTTTACTTAAATATCTTGCGGATGGTTCAGTTCCTCCGTTTACCCATTGGCTCACGGTGCCCTTTGACGCGCCAGTAGCTGCCATAAGATGCGTGCTCTTCAGCTTTAGCGCTTTCATACGCCGCGCTATGCGGTCGCTCATGCCTTCAGTGTTCATGTTTAAATAATTAAACAGATTGCTGTTTAATTTCTTGACTATTTTTAGTTTGAAACGTTAAACTAATTTTCATCATTCTTACCTCGGAGAGGAAAATGTTAAAGCGAGATCTAATCAGTCACTTTGGAACAGCGACAGCTGCTGCAAAAGCACTAGGGGTTTCTAAATCCACGGTAAGTCTTTGGAAAGAAATTGTCCCTTGGCAGTACGCACTGCTAGCCGAAAAACAAACAGACGGGGCGCTGACCTTTGACTCTAAGTCATATGACAAGACTAACGAATCCGCAGCGTGACAGTAACCACAGCATTAAGAGGTGAGTCGTGGGTAATCAACCAGAGTGGAAAGTTGAAAAACAGCCAGCGTGGCTGGTGGCCGCGATAAGAAGAACTATCGCCGATTTACCTGGTGGCTATGAAGAAGCTGCAGAAATTCTGGGTGTATACAAGTCTGATGACGTAACACCTGCAACCGATCCTCTGCATAACCGACTCCGCACTACTGGCGATCAAATCTTCCCGTTGGGATGGGCGATGGTATTGCAGGCTGCTGGTGGATCAAACCATATCGCAAATGCTGTTGCCAGGAACTCGAACGGTCTGTTTGTGCCGCTGGCAGATGTTGATGATGTTGATAACGCCGACATCAATCAGCGCCTGATGGAATCCATCGAGTGGATCGGCAGGCACTCTCAGTACATCCGTAAAGCTACAGCAGACGGAGTCATCGACGCCGCTGAACGCGCTCAGATTGAAGAAAACAGCTATCAGGTTATGACCAAATGGCAGGAACACCTGACGCTGTTATTCCGGGTCTTTTGTGCCCCTGATGAGGTTGCCAGACCACCAGACTAATCAGTCTATGCCCGGCTCACAGACGTGACGCAGGAGGGCTTATGTATCAGGACGAATATTTTCACGTGACTATGCCCACGGCTTTTTCTCGTGAGGACGCCCAGTGGATTAAACAGCAGTTAGCAACACTCCCGGCTGTTATGCGGGAAAAAATCGCGATGGCGTATGCGCAGGCGTACCAGGAGGCGTTCGACGCAGAACCGGTGTCTTTCCGGCAGCAGAACGCAGCACGACGAACGGCAAACCGCCGATTGCGAGAGTTTTGCACGAGATATACCCCAGCGGTCAGGGGATATACCTCGCTCCCACCAAGGGTATGAATTTTTGAAACCGGGTTGGGGGAAAGGGGGCGGTGTTGGGTTTTAGCCCGAAGGGCTGGAACAGCTTAACCAGAAGAGATCGATCTAACAGATAGATCACTGTATGGGGTTAAAACGTCGCATGGAAATCCAGACGTTTAGCCATCCAAAAGGAGATAAAATGATTTATTCAGACGCTAACGAAAAATGGGCCCCAGTTCCAGTTGAGCTTTATTCAAAAGCTTATGAAGTCAGCAATCTTGGGCGTGTTCGCAGCATTCCACGCCTGGCTAACTCTGAATATTTTATTCGTCATATTCACGGCGGTTTTCTCAAAGGCCGCATGCGTAAAGACGGTACTAAAACGGTTACGTTGTCCGTTCAGCGTCAGCGAGAGAAGTTTGTCATTTCCGATCTGGTTGCTAAAGCATTCGGGGAGGTATCAACCAATGCTTAACATCCAGCCTCGCGAGAAACAGATCGTCGCACTCAACATGCTACGCGGCGCATGGAAGCAGAATAATTCGTTCATGCTCTATGCCCCGGTTGGTTTCGGCAAAACGGCTATTGCCGCGCTGATCACTGATGGCTTCGTCAGCCGCGAAATGCGCGTAATGTTTGTGGCTCCGTATACGGTACTGCTTGACCAGACTGCCACCCGATTCATGGAATATGGTCTTCCTGGCGAAGAGATCAGTTATGTCTGGCGTGATCACCCCTCATATAACCCGACAGCGCTTATTCAGATTGCCAGCGCCGATACACTCATTCGCCGTGAATTCCCGGACAACATCGACCTGCTGATCGTTGACGAAGCCCACCTGAAGCGCAAAAAGTTGCTGGAGGTTATCGACAACCTGACCCGCAACACAAAAACGAAAGTGGTCGGTCTTTCCGGTACGCCTTTCGCCAAGTTCCTGGGCAATTACTATCAGCGCCTGATTAAGCCAACAACGATGAAGGAACTGATCGCGATTGGCGCACTGAGCAAATACGAATTTTACGCGCCATCACACCCCGATCTCTCTGAGGTGGAAACGTCGTACGTTGCAGGTTATGGCAGCGACTACAAGGAAGGCCAGCTCAGTAAGGTTATGAGTGAAGCCAAACTGGTTGGCGACATAGTGAAAAACTGGCTGGAGAACGGGCAGGATCGCCCAACAATCTGTTTCTGCGTTGATGTGGCCCATGCGAACTACGTCACGATGGAGTTTTCCCGCGCCGGGGTGACCGTTGAAGTCATGACGGCAAGCACACCCCATGATGAACGTCAGTTGACTATTCGTCGCTTCGAGCAGGGCATTACCAAAATCATCATCAACGTTGGTGTACTGGTAGCCGGGTTCGACAGTGATGTTCGCTGCATCATCTTTGCCCGACCGACTAAAAGTGAAATTCGCTGGATTCAGACGCTCGGGCGTGGATTACGTGCGGCCCCTGGCAAAGATCACTGCCTCATCTTCGACCACAGCGGCACAGTCAACAAGTTGGGTTACCCCGATGACATTGAATACGACTATCTCCCTTCGTCGTCTGATGGCATGGAAGAAGCGCCGCAGCGCGTTACCAAGACCGACGAACCGGAGAAACTGCCGAAAGAGTGCAGCCAGTGCCATTACGTGAAACCTGCCGGAATTTATATCTGCCCGAAATGTGGTTTTAAACCGCTCGCCGGGGAAGACGTTGAAACAGACAAATCCCGTGGACTGACAAAGGTCAGCAAAGCGGAAGTTAAATATACCCCAGAGCAGAAGCAATCCTGGTGGTCTCAGATTCTTTTCTATCAGCGCACCCGCGCAGCGCAGGGACGCCCTGTCAGTGACGGATGGTGTGCGCATACCTATCGCCAAAAATTTGATGTATGGCCGAGAGGGTTACATCACACCCCGCAGCAAATCACACCTGAAGTAACGAATTTCATCAAATCAAAACTGATCGCCTTCGCGAAACGCAAAGAGAAACAAGGGGAAGCCGCATGAATACCAAACAAGCCGCAATTGGTCGTTGGGCTGAGATATACAAACATTACGGTCTTCCTGGAGTTACCGGGAAAAACCACCTTAAAGGGGAATGTCCTCTGTGTGGTCGTAAGGGAAAATTCCGCTGTGACAATAAAAATGGCACCGGTTCATACATCTGCGTGTGTGGTTCAGGTGATGGCTGGGCGCTGCTGACAGCAAAAACAGGGAAAGAATTTAAGGTTCTGGCCTCTGAGATAGACAGGCTGATCGGCAATGAATACACCTCAGATCGCACCAGTGTAAACCCGGTACGCACATCGCTGGCGCAGCAGCGTGAGAAGGTAAGCCGTAAATTTGCAAAGCTCATCCCGCTGCGTGGGACCAGTGCAGACAGTTACCTGAAGGGGAGAGGGCTTAACACCCTTCCAGCCGAAAGCGTCAGATTCTGCGACAAACAGCCGGTAGACGGTAAAAATCTCCAGGCTATTTACGCGCTGGCGACGGACGATAAAGGCGAGCTTTGCTACCTGCACCGCACTCTGCTTGACGGGGATAAGAAAGCGCAAACTGGCGGCGCAGCCAAGAAGATGATGAAGCTGCAGGAGGATAGTTATCTGGAATTTGCTAAATCAATTGCTATCCGCATGTTTCCCACATCCTCCACGCTGGGTATCGCTGAAGGTATCGAAACCGCGCTGGCCTGCCATCAAATCACCAAGTGCAATACCTGGGCAACAATGAACACCGCTTTCATGAAAAAGTTCCGCGTTCCTGCCGGGGTAAAGAACCTGATTATTTTTGCTGATGCTGACTCAAACGCTGCCGGTCATGCTGCTGCATTTGAATGTGCTGCTGCCAACCTGCATGCGAAGAACGATCTGGAGACTGTATCCGTCCGCTGGCCTGCACAGGGTGACTTTAACGATCTGCTGCTAAACGGCTCTGAAGTATTCGAATGGGTATTCCACAGGGGGATGAAGCAGTGAAGAAGCCAGCCAGACAAAAGTTAAAGGTGTACAAGCCCAAGGTCTGCGCTCAGTGCGGAAAGACATTCACCCCAGATCGTAATCTGCAAAAAGTGTGCGGCCCTCGCTGTGCGATTGACTACAACCGTGCGCTGAAAGCTAGGAAGGCGGAAGCAGAGAGAAAGGTCAGCCTGAAGATTCGCAAGAAGGCACTCCAGCCTCGTGGGTACTTTGTCAGTAAGGCCCAAACGGCGTTTAACGCTTTTATCCGCGAACGTGATGAGGGTAAGCCTTGCCCGTCCTGCGGCACATATCACCCCCCAATGATTTTCGGAGGTCAGTGGGATTGTGGTCACTTCCTCAGCGTTGGAGCACGTCCTGAACTGCGTTTTGAAGAGAAGAACGCTTATCGCCAGTGCAAAGCCTGCAACGGTGGCGCTGGTCGCTTTACCGCTAAAAACAAGACGGTACACGAGCGCTACAGACTAACGCTAATCGAATGGTTTGGTCCTGAGCTGGTGGAATGGCTGGAAGGGCCACACGAGGCGAAGCACTACTCACGAGAAGAGCTTGAAGATATTGCGGCTACTTACCGTCGTAAAACCCGCGAACTGAAAAAGCAGAGGGCAGCATGATTACAGTGCTACTGATCATCTATGCGTTTATGTCTGGTGCAACAGCAGAATATATGCACAACCGATTAAAACAAACGCAGGCCTCAGGAAATATAGCTCTGAGCGCAATCATTCTTGGTGCCTTGTGGCCTTTCGTAATATTCAGGGGGGTCAGATGAGCTATGACCTTATCTACTGTGATCCACCGTGGGAATACGGCAACAGAATCAGCAACGGCGCGGCCTGTAATCATTACAGCACCATGAGCATGGAAGAACTTAAACGCCTTCCTGTCTGGTCACTGGCTGCTGAAAACGCTGTTCTGGCGATGTGGTACACCGGGACCCATAACCGTGAGGCTGTAGAACTGGCTGAATCATGGGGATTCCGTGTCAGAACGATGAAAGGCTTTACGTGGGTGAAGCTGAACCAGAACGCTGCTGATCGCTTCAATAAGGCATTAAGCACTGGAGAGCTGGTGGACTTCAATGATCTGCTGGAAATGCTGGACCGTGAAACCCGCATGAACGGTGGCAATCATACCCGCAGCAACACCGAGGATGTGCTTATTGCTACTAGAGGAACGGGCTTACGACGTGCCAGCGCGTCAGTAAAACAGGTTGTGCATACCTGCCTGGGCGAACACAGCGCAAAGCCGTGGGAAGTAAGGAACCGACTGGAACAATTATATGGTGATGTGAAAAGAATCGAAATATTCGCTCGGGAAGAGTGGAACGGATGGGACCGCTGGGGAAACGAATGCAACAACAGTATTGAAATGATTACTGGTCAGATAAAAGAGGTGAACCATGCAGCGTAATATCCAAATGGTAATGGAGCGCTGGGGCGCTTGGGCAGCAAACAACAGTGAAGACGTTACATGGGCTCATATTGCGGCTGGCTTTAAAGGACTCATACCAGCAAAGACAAAATCCCGCGTTCAATGTTGTGATGATGATGCGATGGTTATCTGTGGCTGTATGGCCCGACTGAACAAAGGTAATAGTGAGCTTCATGATTTGCTGGTGGACTATTACCTGTTCGGAATGACATTTATGTCGCTGGCAAAAAAACATAACTGCTCTGATGGTCATATAGGAAAAAAACTACAAAAGGGAGAGGGAATAATTGAAGGAATGCTGATGATGCTTGAAGTGAAACTTGAAATGGATGTCGAGGTGTCATTTATTCCTGAAGGAAAAATTGTTGCGGCTGCATAAAAATAGTTTACGTACGTAAAAATATGAATAAGCTGTTAAGAGTGGTCACTTAGACGCGAACTTAAATATTTCAGAACCTCGCCAATCGGCGGGGTTTTTTCATTTCAGGCCCAGGCTAAAAACTGCAGATTAACCGTGACCGCATGAGCTTGCGGCCTGAACCCTTTCCCCTCGTTTCTGAGAGGATTCACAGTAATTGAGGGGGACAGATGTCCGAACCAATAACCGGCACAGGCTTAGCTGGTGGCGCTTTAACTGGGGCGAGTGTTTACGGACTGTTAACCGGAACAGATTATGGTGTTGTGTTCGGTGCATTTGCTGGTTCTGTTTTCTACATAGCATCAGCTGCTGATTTGAGCACTTCACGCCGATTGGCATATTTCATCGTGTCATATATTGCCGGAATGCTCTGCGCTGGATTAGTTGGGGCTAAATTGTCAGCCCTTACGGGATATAGCGATAAACCGCTGGATGCCATCGGTGCCGTAATCGTTTCTGCTTTAGCCGTCAAAATCCTGACGTTCCTGAATAATCAGGATATCGGCTCGCTGGTGGCGCTGATAACGCGCCGGGGAGGTTCAGGTGGTACTAAATGACCCATCGGCAACAATCAATGCGCTGCTTTGCGCTGGGGTAGTGCTGACCCTGATGTTTTACCGTCGTGGCGACTCCAGACATCGACCGTGGATATCTCGCTTAGCGTGGCTGCTTACGGTCATTTATAGCGCCGTACCGCTGGCGTATCTGTGCGGTATCTACCCTTATTCATCGTGGGCCACTATCGGGGCCAACATTATTTTCCTGTCTGTGCTGGTCGCCGTCAGAGGCAACGTGGCACGCCTGGTAGATCATCTGAGGCAATAATGAACCAATCACAATTTCAGCAGGCGGCTGGTATAAGCGCCGGGATTTCTGCACGCTGGTTTCCACACATTGATGCGGCAATGAAAGAGTTTGGCATTACAGCAGTTAATGATCAGGCCATGTTCATTGCACAAGTCGGGCATGAGTCTGCTGGCTTTACCTCGCTGGCAGAGAGTTTTAACTATTCGGTTGAAGGGCTGAAGAAAACCTTTGGTAAGCGCCTGACGCCGTACCAGTGCGAAATGCTGGGGCGTGTCGATGGTAAACAGGTCGCTCACCAGCCACAAATAGCCAATCTGGTTTACGGTGACCGTATGGGGAATAACAGCCAGGGTGACGGCTGGAAATATCGCGGTCGTGGCCTGCTTCAAATCACTGGTCGTGAGAACTACACCAAATGCGGTGCGGCGCTGAAACTTGATCTGATCAGTACGCCAGAACTTTTGACGCAAGAGCGACATGCGGCCCGTTCGGCGGCATGGTACTTCACGTTACGTGGTTGCCTTCTCTATTCGGGGGATGTGGAGCGTGTCACGCAGATTATCAACGGCGGGCAGAACGGCATTAACGACCGCCGTGAACGTTACGCCAAAGCTAAAGCCGCACTGGTGTGAGGTCACTATGGGACTTGAAATGATTATTGGCCTGGTTGTTGCCGCGCTGGCTGCAATTGCAGGTGCTTTTGGTCTGGGTAAATCACGCGGTTCCAGTATCGCCGAAACAAAAGCGGACCAGCAACGCACTGAAGAACGTGCAGCAGCGACTGAAGCTATTGCAGAACGCCGGGTAGAGACAACAAAAGGAGCCTGGGATGTACAGCAGACTGTTAATCATCTTCCTGATGACGATGTTGACCGTGAGTTGCGCGAAAACTTTACCCGCAAAACCTGAAGTAACGGACACGGCCTGTGACTGGGTGAATATCATCTACCTCACTGAGCACGATATTGCTGTGCTGGATAAACAGACGAAGCGGGACATATTGGTGCATAACCGGTCTGTTCAGCGCAACTGCCAAAATAAAATCATTACAGCCTCGCAATAGCGGGGCTTTTTAACAACTGAGGAATGAGCATGACAGTAGTTCTTACAGCTAAGCAGATTGAAGACTTGGCAGCCTTCGCGAAAGAAGATGGCCAACCCCAATACACCATCACCACTGGCACAATCCCGGAATTCGAAGCGGATGATGGCGAGATTATCCCTGAATACACCGGGCTGATTGCCTATTCCGAGTCACCGGAGCACGGTGTGTTGCAACTCGATGACTAGCGGCATTACAGCAGGCATTCCCCGAGTGCCTGCGATAATGCAAAAAACATTTTTGACATAACCCATTTGGTGGGAGGATAGCATTCCACACAAACAGGAGGTTATATGTTGAAAGGTATTAGTGCTTTAGATAAATGGCTCGTTCGTTCCACTTGGCATACAGGTCATACTAACGATCTGGAAATGTTCTTTCGCGCTGTGAAAGAGATTATTGCCCAAAACCCGGACGCCTTACTCCACGAATCCGAGATTGCCGCTTACATTAAAAGCTTTCAATCCGGAAAGTTTGATGCAAGTGAGCTTGAACGTTTAGCAACAGAATATTCGCAAAAAGCAGAATTAATTTCTGACTACGTGATGCTCACTAAGTAATCCGTTCCCATTCTTATCTAGCCACTGGTACTTGCTGGTGGCTTTTTTATGCGCATCGCACGCGCACATCAAAGAAAGTCTTTCAGTTGTGAGCCTGGGTAATACGTTAACTCTTGGCGGGTTTGCCGTACGGCTGGTTCTCGCCTAAAAGGAAATAGTTATGAAGTTTCAGCTCGCTAAGCTGTATCGCGGAGAACTCTTCATGGGTTATGGAATTGCTGTGAATGGACAGCTTCTTGATAACCAGGTATCGACGGTTATAGATACTCAATGTAGTGAACTCCCCACCGTAACAGCGGTATTTAATCTTGATAAAAACCACGCTGAAAACCAAATCACTATTGATTTGCGTAATGGTGAACCATGCCAGCACTAATACCCCGCGCCTGTCGCAAGCGCAGTTGCCCTGGTACGACAACGGATCGCTCTGGCTACTGCGAGCAACATCGCAACGAAGGCTGGCAGCAGCACCAACAAGGTAAGAGTCGCCATGAACGTGGTTACGGTAGCAAGTGGGATATCAAGCGTGCTCGTATTCTGAAGCGTGATAATCATCTGTGTCAGAACTGCCTGCG